TGTAATGATATTTTTTACTCTTCCAGGCCGTGACAATTGCTGTGAAACGGATGAAAACACAACGAAACCTGAAGTGTTACATGCGGAAGCGTGTGCCATAGGTAAGATGAGCAGTTTAGGCATAAGTACACAAGGATCGAAAGTATTTGTAACAACTTTACCTTGTCAACCTTGTGCAACCTTATTAGCAACGGCACGCGTGGAATCAGTTTACTACCTTAACGAATATCGTGATAATAAAGGCTTAGATATTCTTAAATCTTGTGGCATTAACGTTTATAAGATGTCTCAAGATGATATCACCCAAAAATTCTACGTACAACAAAAATTATAATCTAAAGGAGATTTTATGCTAACACATATTGTCAAACGTGATGGCACTATTGAAAATTTTAACCCCAACAAACTCAATAAATGGGCCGAATGGGCCTCTAACTTAAACGTTGAATGGTCGTCTATTGCTCTAGATGCAGTAAAAAAATGCAATGATGGATGTTCAACAAAAGATTTGCAAAAGGCCATGATTATGGCCTGTATTGATCGTGAAGATGTTAGCCATCTTTTAATGGCGGGACGTCTTTATGCTGGTGACATGTATAAAAATGTATTTGGAGACATAGAAAAAATTCCATCATTAAAGGAGCATTTTCGTAAAATGCAAATGATGGGGTATTACGACAATATGTTTTATACAGATGATGAATTAGATGAATTGGATAGTATCATAGACCATTCAAAAGATTTGTCTTGTGTGTATTCTGAAATTAAACAAGTATGCGAAAAGTACGCAATAAACGATAAAGTATTAGGTAAAATCTTCGAAACACCGCAATTTGTCTATATCCGTGTAGCAATGGCATCTATGAATAATATGCCAAAGGAAAGACGTTTGGATGATGTTCGCAATGTTTATCAACTTTTAAGTGATAAAATTATCAACGCACCTAGTCCTTATATGCTTCATTTAGGAACGCCACATAGAGGTTTGGCATCATGTTGTGTGTTTGTATCTGATGACAATATTCCTTCTTTGTCAACTGGTGACCATATAGCTTACATGATGACATGTGCATCCGCGGGTATAGGTGGTACTATCTTCACACGCAGTAAAGGTGAACCCGTACGCAAAGGGACCGTTAAACACTCAGGTAAATTGCCGTATTATCGCGTTATAGAAAAGAATGTTGCTGCGAATGTTCAAGCAGGACGTGGTGGTGCCGCAACGATATACTTTAACGCTTTAGATCCAGAAATAGAAGATCTACTTGTTCTGCGTCATCCTACAACCATCACAGAAAAGAAGATTAAAGATATAGACTATGGTTTCGTATACAATAAAACATTTCTACAAAAAGTTGCAAAAGGTGAGCAGTGGATGCTTATCAGCTATCATGTTGCAAGAGATTTGTGGCAAGCAATGTACTCGAATGATATTGACTTGTTTGAACAGTTGTATAACAAATATGATAAAGATCCTTCTATTAAGAAGAGATACATATCAGCTCGTACAATAGCATATACGTTCCTGGTGCAATCTCATGAAGTTGGTCGCGAATATGAATTTGCAGCAGATAATGTCAATACCCACACACCTTTTAAAGATAAGATTTATTCATCCAATTTATGTGTCGCTGGAAACACAATGATAACGGTTTGTGTAGATAATGTTCCTATGCAAATTAATATGAAAGAGTGTGTTGAAATGGTAAATTCAATGAAAAATGTGGAAGTATTAAGTAAAAACATCGATACTCAACAAATAGAATACAAACCAATAACAGCAGCCGCTGTAACGGGAAAATCACAACAATTATATAAAATTACTGATTCAATCACAGGCAAATCGATACGTGCCACAGCTAATCATCTTATTTTCACTAAAACTAGAGGGTATGTGAGAGTTGATGAGTTGCGTGCCGATGATGAGTTGGATATAATTTAACGTAGTCACCGTTATTTCATATAAATAAACAGAAATAACGGTGACAATATTATTATGCCTTTAGTTTATATGATAACATCAAAAACAACGACTAAAAGTTATGTTGGGTTTACAATGGGTTCATTTGAAAAGCGCTTCAATAAACATATACAAAACGCATTAAGGGGTGTTGAAACACATTTTTATAGAGCAATTAGAAAATATGGAATTCAGGACTTCACCAGTACTATTCTCTGGCAAGATGATAGTAGTTCAAGACAAGCAGCACAGGAGAAAGAGATTGAAATGATAAAGAAGTATGACACATATTATACGGGGTATAATATGACACATGGAGGAGATGGTGGTTTGACGTGGGGCGATCGAACTGAAGATATTTTAAAACAGCGTACTATTAAAAAAGTAAGTGTTAAAGAAAATAATGGAAGATGGTGCGGCAAAACAGATGAAGAAATTGTCCAATTTGCTGTTGAAATGATTATTAACAACAACGGAAAATGGTCTAGAACAAAATGGCATGATATATGCCGACAGTATAATTTACCTCTTTCTTTTAGTAAAAATCGTTTTAATGGAAGTGAAAAAGTTTTTAAACAGCAAGTTTTAGAAGCATTGCTGGTTAAAGGTATCAACATTACAGATTTAAAATATGTAAAATCTGAAGAACATAAACAAAAAATAATTGAACAAAACAAAAGGACAAAATGGTTCACTAATGTGAATACAGGTGAAATTATAAAAACAGCAAATGATATGGATCCATTATTATGGATTAGAGGAAGAAAAAATGTTAATAATTGAATTAGATTCTATAGAAGATGTATATGATATAACTGTTAAAGATAATGAGAATTTTTACGGAGATGGGATTTTAGTCCATAACTGCGCGGAAATTGCTCTGCCGACAATTCCATTTGCTGGTGTCATGGATTTATATTCACATGACTCAAAAGGCGAAATAGGTTTGTGTAACTTGATGGCAATATGTGCTGGTAAAGTGACACCATCCACATATGAGAAGGCTGCTTACTATAGTTTATTGATGATCGACAATGTAATTGATATTATGGATTATCCTTTCCCAAGTCTTGAGACAACTGCAAAGGCGCGCCGTTCAGCTGGAATTGGCATTACCAATTTGGCATATGATATGGCCAAACGTGGTCTTAAATATGACTCTCAAGCTGGAAAAGATTACATGCATCGTTTGGCTGAAATGCATTCTTATTGGCTACACGAGGCTTCTTTGAAAATATCAAAAGAAAAAGGCAGTAATGCACCCTGGATTGATAGGACCAAGTATCCAGATGGATGGTTGCCTATTGATACTTACTCTAAACAAGTTGATAATATCACACAACAACCGTTACGTTTTGACTGGGAAGATTTGCGTGCTCGTATAGTTGCAAATGGAGGAATTCGTAATTCAGTGCTTGAGGCGTTTATGCCATGTGAGAGTAGCTCGATTGCATCAAATACAGCTAATTCAATTTACCCCATCCGCAATGCTGTTGTCGTTAAAACAGATGGTGACAGTAAGAAAATTTTTATTGCTCCAGAATGGGATACATTAAAAGATAATTATCAGTTTGCATGGGACATACCCACTAATGACATGATTGAATGTTATGCAATTTTCCAAAAGTTTTGTGGTCAAGCAATTTCCGCTGACCTTTATCTCAAATATTCTGCAGATGGTGATGGACGCAAGATAAGCTCGAAACAAATGTTACAAGAATTCCTATACCGTCACAAGTGTGGGTTAAAAACGCGCTATTATATTAATAGCGCATCAGGTATTTCAACAAGCGAAGAAGGAGGATGCGCCAGTGGCGCATGTAAGATGTAATGACAGTATTTAATATTAATAACACAGAATGGTCAACTGGCCAAGGATCTTTATTCTTAGGTCAGGAACCGGCTCTTTACGATAGCGTACGTGTACGCTATCCGGAGCTATTTTCTCTATACAAACTACAAAAATCAATTGATTGGGCGGAGGATGAAATTCTTCTTGAACAATCGCGCCTTGATTTATTGAATTGTCCAGCTAACACATATGATATAATGTTAGAAAATATCGCATTTCAGTGGGAAGCGGATAGTGTGGCATCGCGTGCAATTGCACCTCTGTTTGCTCCATTTGTAACAAATTCTGAATTTTGGGCAGCTATTTTAAAAAACTCTGAAATAGAAGTTCTACATGCTCTCACATATTCTGAAATAGTGCGTCAATGTGTAGCAGATCCAAATGAGGTGTTCAAACGTGTGATGCATAATGATAAAGTTATTAGACGTTTACATACAGTTGCTCATATTTTTAACGAATTGGAAACAGCTGGAGCAAAGTATAAACTTGGAATGATTGGCAATGACCAACCAACATATAACATTGTTTTTAAGGCCTTGATTGCTCTGTATTGTTTGGAACGTCTTCAGTTCATGTCATCTTTTGCTGCAACATTTGCCATTGTTGAGCAAGGATATTTCCAAGGAATTGGCAAATTAGTGCAAAAAATCATGCAAGATGAGTTAGGGTGTCATTCAGAAGTTGACAGAGCTGCTCTGCTTATTGAGTTGAAAACGGAACGTGGACAAACAGCACTTCATCAATGCAAGGATGAGATTGTTACAATGATTGATGAGATTGTTGCATGCGAATTTGATTGGAACAGACATTTACTTGGAAATGGACGGGCTATCGTTGGTTTAACAATTCCTTTGTTGGATGAATGGGTTCTATATAATTGTGGCGAAATTTGTTATTCGTGGTTGCCCACGCAATATAACAAATACCCGAGAACCAAAA